AGAATCTTAGCACCTTCACCAAGACCAGCACCAAAGTCTAGTGCTCTACCTTGTGCACCACGTTTCTTTAATTCTTCTTCAGCTTTTTCGTATGTTGGCAAAGTGCCAATGATTTGAGTGCGGGCTGCATTCTCAGCCGGCGGCAAACCACCGTTACTTAAATGCGGAACTTTTTTTTTGTTATTATCACGTATTGCTTTAGCCGCACGTTCAGCCTTAGACATCTTCTTCTTCTTCTTTGCCGATCCACCCTCAGCCATCTGTTGTGGCTGCTGTGGTTGTGCCTGAGCTTGTTGTGGCTGTGCGGGCTTTTGGCTTTTCTTTTTAAGATAATCAAGGAATGTGTTTAAACCTTCAGCACCTAGTCCAATAGCCGTACCACCAATACGTGTTACAGGGTGTGGGATCATAGCCGCTGCGGTACCTAACGCACCAATGCCGCTAATTATTGAACCGCTAGTGTCACCAGCGTTGTAACGATTAAGCGCATCCGAACCTTGCATACCAGCGCCCAAACCAACAACACCACGACCTATAACACCCATTGGTTTAGAAACTAAACCTTGTAATGGTTTGGGGGTGTTTGCCAACATTTTCTGACCCGTAGATCTATTAGCCATGGCTTCTTTTTCAAGACGTGGGCCTTGAGTTGGGTCCGCATTATATTCACGAATCTTATCCCAAACCTGGTTATAGTTTTGGCCACCATAATATTTGCCTTGAGCCATTTGGCGAGCGTAATTTTCTACCGCCATCCACTTTCCTGTCACCGGATCTTGGACCATGCCATTGACTATCTTGGTTGGTAAGCTACCAGCGGCGGCTCCAACTGCGGCCCCAGCGGCCGGATACACTACACTATTAACTGCGGTTTCTGTATCTTTTGCATCACTTTTTTCTTGAGGTGCTTGTTTAGCAGCAAATTCTTTTTCTGCTCTTTCACGGAACTCAAACTCTTCCAATTCTTGAGGAGTAAATTGGGACATTATTTAGTACCTTTTTGTTGTAAGTACAATTGATATCTTTTTTCTTTATCTGGGTCTTTATACGTAAAAGAAGAAGCAGCAGGTTTTTGGTTTGGGCTTGACTCTGTACGAGGCTTATTCATATCTATGCCAGTTTTTTTAGCAAAATCTGCTAATTTTTGGTCGTAGGCATCTCTTATATCATCTGCAACTCCGGAATCTAAGAAGTCTTCAAATGTAGTACCGCGGTTCTGCCTTCTATAAGCCTTATATGCTTCACCAACATTGCGGTCATATTCAGCACGCATTTTGCCCCAAGCCAAATAATCTCTAAGAGCACCCGGGGAGTTCTTAACACTACCTGAAAGTTCTTGTACCAGACCACGTTCAGCGTCAGACACCGCACCTTGACCAGCCAATAAAATCTTAGCCTCATTAAGTTTAATCTTTGCAAATTCTCTAGTGGCTTTTTGTACTGCGTCAATTTCTTCTTGGGATGCACCTTCCATTACACTACGAACAATTGGTGCTAAATCAACACCCACATCGCCCAGACGACCAAGTTTTATTCCGTTGTCTACTATTTTACCAATTGCAGAAGCAAAATTAGGATGTTCAAAAACACCAAATACTCTGCTTGTTTTAGGATTAGTAACTAGGCCTTCTAAATATTCTAAAGAACTTAAACGTTCTGCAGAAGTGTTTCCTGCTTCGCGAACAGTTGATTCAGCGCCACCAATATATTTACCGGAAGCAGTGCCTGCAGCTTCAGCTCTAGCTTTTGCGCCAGCTTGTTTTGTTTCAGCTTGCGGTATGGTTATACGTTGTTGCGCACGAGGTGCTACTTCAGCCGGAGCTGTAGTTAAACCAGCTTTTTGTTTTGCTTGAGCAATATACTCACCAACTGTTGGGGCATTTGGATTACGTGGATCGCGACGGTTTACATCAATAGTGCCGTCTGCTTTAATAGCACCAGGACCGCCATAATAGGCAGCCATAACTTTATCTGGATCACCTTTGTACTGTTTATAGTATTTATCAATTAACGCATCACCAGCAGCTTTGTTGTGCTGGGGGTTGTTAATATCATAGTTTTGAGGAATTAGTCCTTCTTTCTTAAGTCCTTCAAATGTATCGGGTAGAATTTGCATAGGACCAACAGCACCAGCATAGTTTGGTTTAGAGGTATCTAGTTTACCGCCTAAACTTTCTTGGTTAAATATGCCGGTCTTAATTGCAGACAGCGTGTCTGCCGGAGCTTTTGCTGCACTTGGCGTAAATGTAGGCATAATAATCCTATCACCATAACCCATTTCTTTATAGCGTTTAGCAGTTTCCGCGTCAATATAATCAAGTTCACCAGTTTTGGGATCAACAAATTTAATTTTGTTTTCGTAAGTTGCTGGGTTGTATCTAAATTGCGCTTGTATTTGCGCCATTTTTTGAGCGTATGGATTGTAAATGCTGTTCCACTCTTCTTGTGTCCTTGCATTGCTTAGAGCTCTTTTAATTTCAGCAGGCATTTGATCAAATACAGATTGGCGCATACCAGCACCACCAGGAGCACCGGCACCACCACTTGGAGCACCGCCAGTTAATTCAGCTTGTTTACGTTCGTTAAATGCTTTTTGTTGTGCAGCAGATGAACGCAATGCAGCCATTTGCTGGCGCATGTTAAATAGTTCGCGGTCTTCTGCTAATTTTTGTTGGTCCATAGCTGTCAACGCAGCAGATGGTCCTTTTTCACCACCAGATCCCCAAGCAGCCGCACGTTGTAAACCACGTTCAAATGTGCTAAACGCGCCTGTGCGTTCATCAGCCATACCCTGCATATTGGCTAATAACTCAGCAGTCTGAGTTGGGTCCATGGCAATTGTGCCAACAGGTGACAAACCTTTGCCGGTGGCTTTTACCGCAGCACCAGCTTGTTTTTCGTCGTCTAAAGTATCAAGTCCAGGTGTAATCATAATTAGATCTCGTAATCACCTATGTCATAACCTTCATATGGGTTTGATGGCTCAAAACTATTCCAATCAAAGTTTTCCCCACCGCTATTAAAATCTATATCAATGTTACTTCCCCCGCCTAAATCAGTATCTGTATCAGAGTATTGATCAGTTCTTCCGGAATTTAACAAATTACCATCTTTGTCAAATGTTTGGGTTGTTCCGTCTAAATTATTAATTGTCCTATAACCATCTGCACCAATTGTCATGGTGCCACCATCAGCTAAAGTATATGTACCAGTACCTAAGCCAGCACCCAAACCAGATCCAGCATAGCTTCCGGCTCCTGCACCTGAAATGTATTTAGATAACCCACCCAATCCCAAATCTTTAAGCAGCTTATCAGTGCCACTAATAGAACCACCCATGGCGGAAACAATAGAACCAATTTGGTTAAGTGGTGATAGGTTGGTAACGTTTTTAGTTGTGGTTGGGATCTGCATGCTACCAAGGATTTTACTAACAGCAGACGAACCAAAGAGTGGATCAGACTGTTCGGCTTGACCCAATTTTGTTAAAGTTTCAACACCTTGGCTTCCTGATTGGCTTAATGCGTTTGCTGCTTGTACACCAACACCTTGAGCCTGTAACGCTGCGTTCATTTGGTCCGCAAATAGTTTAGCCTGTGCGTCACCCATAGCTTTATTAACTGCAGTCTGACCACGCAAACTGCCAAAGTTACCAGAAGCAATATTGCCACCTTGAACAGGGGCTGTTATATTTGGCATCAGTTGCTGCAATGCTTGGTTTTGTGCTTGGAATAAACCGCCCATTGCGGTAGATGTGTCTGGGGTAACTTGGCCTGTGTCACTAACAAGCCAAGGATTAGCTGCACCAGAAGAGATTTGATTTAATGTACCTTGAGCTTGAGCAAAAGGATTTGTGCCACCTGGTTTAAATTGACTAATAGCAGCGCCAGCAGAAGTGTCTGCTAAAGTTGGGACTGTTGCAGCAGTAGCATTTTTAACAACGTCTTGTTGCGCGGCATCAAACCACGTTGGCATTGAGGTGGATTGGACCGCCTCGTTTGATATAAAATTAGATAAGCCAGCCATTATTTTTTCACCTTCTTTTTTGCTTCCGTTAGGTATCCCAACGCGCCTTTACTATCTGGCGGTAATTTTTTTGAATCTGCTTTACGTTTATGTTCACGAATTGTTTTTAAGAATTCGCTTAGTATTTCTGCACCACTATCATTACTACCATTACCTAATGATGATACAACATCTGCAGGAATTACAAACTCACCGTTTGCTAACATGGCTGGGATACTATCGCTGGTACCATCACCCTTACCTTTTACGTAACTGTTCTTTAACGAGTTTAAACCACCTTCACTAAAGAACTCAGGGTTGTGCCCAATAGGACCGCCTTCTTTAGCAGCCCTCCATTCTTTTCCATATGGGTAACCCGGCAATTCATAATTTAAATTTTTTGGTTTAACTAGCCCTGGTTTTAATGCCATAATGCTAGAACCACTGCTTAAAAATGGTGAGGTGCCTGTGTAACTTAAATCATAAACACCTTGTGTGTCAGTAGCGGGCCTACCGCCGGTTGCCATTTCTTGAGGTTCTTGCTCTGGTACTGTACCAATTAAACTATAATTTGGATCTCCGGTTAACACATTAGATGTTAGTTGTGAACCGTATTGTGAGTTTAACAATAAACCAGGATCGGCTGCAGTTTCGCCAGCGCCAAGTGTTGGTTTAGCAATTCTACCTTTGCGAGCAGCTCCGGCTCTTGAAGGGCGTGGCAATCCAAATCTTATTGAAAAACCAGAACCAGATTTTGCATCTGGAGTTTCTGTATATTCCTCTTCTTGGTATTCACCTTCGCCACTCATGTCAAAGTCTTCGCCGGTGCCTTCTAAACTACTTAAACCACCAAAATCAGTTGCTTCGGTAAAATCAACAACGTCACCTGTTGGTGATACTGTTAATGTAGATCCGTCATCGTAAGTATATACTTGATTACCGCTTTGGTCAGATTTTTGATTTGTTAATCCATCTGAAACAATTTCTTGCGGTTCCGGAATAGGTGCGCCCATATTAAAGTCTTCACCAGTAGCATCTATTGGCGATTCTTCTTTATACGGATCCACGTATTCTTGTTCTGATTTTGATATGTCAGAAGCATATTTAATTAAAGCGTCGTATGTTTCTTGGTCAATTTCTCCGTCGCCTAATTCTCTATCTAAGTCTTCTTTAGAAACGGAAGCGTAAGTAATAGGGCTTGTAGTTTCTGGCGCATCACTAGCGTAACCTTCAACAGTTACACTAGATCCCGCAACAGGATTAGACACTGTAGGGTTTTGCCCTTCAATAGATCCTTTAGCAATTGCTGCGGCTTCTTCTTTTGTAAACCCCGCATTTATTGCGTCTTTAAAAATTTCAGAGTTTAAAATTTCTTTTTCATAGTTTGCAATTTCTTTTTCAGACTGCGGAACGTCTTTAAAAGCTAAATATTCTTCTGCATTTGGATCAAAGTTTTTAGCAATTTCAGAAGCTTCCTCTGCGGAAATGCCAGAGTTAACACCGTCTTCAAAAATGCGGCCTTTAACTAAAAGCTCTACATCTTCTGGAGGCATTTCACTATTATTAACAGCTTCGTTAAAGAAGTCTTTATAATCAAAATTTCTAATTTCGCGAGTTAATGCGCCGGTCCCCGCTGAAATAATAGCCCCTCCAATGTTAGAACCTAATGCTTGAGCAGCATCTCTTCCTTGGGCTGCAGCAACTGCAGTGTTGGCAATTGCTTGATCCGCAAAACTTGAACCAGTGCTAAGATCAACTGGTAAATTGGCTGTAATACCCTGAGTTACAATGCTAGTACCTATGTTTTGTGCTACTTGCATTGGGTCGGCGCCGTTTGCTAATGCCAAACCAGTGTTTAACACCATAGCCGCTTGGGCTGTACTTGCACCAGCCCATAAATACGGCGCTACGTACGGCGCTGCAACAGCAACGGCAATCATGGGAAGTGCTTTAGCAGGATCTTCTGCAATTGCTTCTATTGTATTACCAACGGCTTGCGCAGTATCTTCAACAAAATTACCTATTTCTTGAGCGGCACTACCTATGACTTCGGCAGCCGCGCCAACAACTTCACCAACCGCTTCAAACGGAGCTGATATAATTTCAGCAACGGCACCCATTACGCACCCATCCTTTCACCTTGCAATACAAGTGTTACTCGAATTTCTTTACCATCAGTTGACTTTTGTACTGTATATCCCATGTTAGGATTCTGAAGTTCTTGTTCTTCACGACCAATGTATTTAAAAATATTTAAAATAGAAGGATCAGAGAAAGTGGTTTGCAATCCGGTAAAGCCATCTTCAATTGCTTTATCCACAAACATTTTGCCGTTTTGTATAAAGTTTTGAGCAATGTCGGCATTAAGAGCGCGAAAAATGCCAAACTCTGGGCGTTCTTCAGAAGGGTGTATTACAAAAACAGTATTGCCAAACTTATACAATCTGGCGTTAGGCATTCCTAATTCTGCTGTAAAAAACAAAAAAACTTGTTTAAACGGATACGGCGAACGAGTGTTTTCAGCCGCAATCTTTACGATCATGTCTGTGCCTAGTTCTTCTTGTTTGCTGTCGACCATTTGAGTCATAGCTGTTCCTGTTTAAAAAGTATGATTCTTACATATACTAATGCAAGAATATTGTATTTATCGCCCTAAATTAAGTACTTGGGCCGTTTAAAATAAAGCTAAGGGCTGAAGCCCAATCTTGCCAAGTTCCAAACGCCTCTGGGTCTGGAACCGGGTAGCTCTCAAATGTGGTGAGCTGGCTAATATTTTTGGCCACCAACTTCCAATCATCTTCGGGGCTGTACATAATTGGCTCTTCGCTAAAGTAATGCAGGAAGTTGCCGTTCCAATCTTCCCATGACATATATTGTGGGTTAATTGGAAAAAAGTTTTGAATGCTCATGGACGCTCGTCGCCGTACTCTGCCGTAATTAACAAGCGACCCATTTCAAAATTACCATCCAATACGTTGGATTCAAACTTTAGGCGCATTTCGCGGTGTTCTACACGCATGTCAATTTTACCTGTGTTTGGGTCAAAATAAAACGGCCCTGAAATCTCTGTATCTCCACGGGCAAATTTACGACCTAAAACAGACATTGACATTTCGCCGGTCTGAACAAAGTCTGGCTCGATACGTCTTAGGTGCATACGTCGATTTACACCGGTAGCTGCATCTTGTGACGGTATGCCACCAACCCAACTAATGTCGCAAGTTGTAATGCTAGAGGTAATTGCAAACTCTTGGTTAAACGTAATTGCGTTTGTGCCAAACTCTTGTTGCCAAAGTGGAAAGCCACCCTCAATGTAGTACACCAAATCACCGGCAGAAAGGGGAGGGCTAAACGCAGTGCTTACTGTAATTAATGTAACCCCTTCCGGGTTAGTTGCCGTTACAGCCGATGTAAATATAAATTCACTAGTTAATATTTTGTATACAGTTGGGTTTTCGCCGTTAGATGTTGCTACGTAATCACCCGCCCCAAAAACAATAGACGCATCTCCGTTTAAATAAATTTGACTAGAAGTTGGTGCAGGTTCACTGGCTGGATTACTAATTACAGTAAATGGTGTGCTAAATGTGTTTATATCTTCCCATCCAGCCCAGATTGGTGTTGGAAACACTTCAGTAGTGTAACCACACGATCTGCGTGCTCCGGGAGCACTACCAGCATCATACCAGATCTTATCCTTGACGTTGTATATAATTGCGTCGGTGCATTCAGTTGCACTACCGCGCGGATAAAAAAACCAGATCTCATTATACCGAGGTACCTTAGTGGCCCATACCTTTTGGCGCTGTACAAAATTGAGGTTATCAAATAGCCAGTTTACGTTCTTATCATTTGGCAGTACAGAGACCGCACCATTGTATAGGTAAAAACGGTCAACACCCATCCAGTAAAAAATACCATCCATCTCAACAAAGCACGAAGATGATATGGTAGAGATCTGGCTAGAAATAATATCATAACGCCAGTACAGCGGATCTTGCCCAGTAAACGATACGCGGATTAAACTATCGGTTGCCCAAAACATTCCAGATGGAGAATTGGTACCGCCGCGCACGGGTATGCCCTTAACAATCTTAGACGATGCCATGTTGACTTGGTTGGCCGTTGGTCCGTTCCAGTCGGTAATTGTCTGCTGGTTGTATGTTGTTAGTGTTGTGTTGGTCTCAACGTTGTTGTTGGCAATAAACCCATCTGAGCCATACACAAAAGTGTAGGGATACAACACACAGACGCCGCCGTCAACTACAATTGGCCGATAGGTGGGGTTTTGGCCACCAGTATCCGCCAATCCATAAAAGTTCCACTCGTTTAATGCGTCAGGCAACAACCCACCAGTTAATACTTGGGTCTGGATAGCGTTGTCAATATTAGCCAAGTTACGGCCGGGGTGTGCTAATACTTGCAACGATCCGCCGGCAGGTGAATACTGCAAATCAAACTGCCACAACAGATTTGGGTCTGGTGTAAAAGTTACATCGTATAACGACACCGTTGTTGGCGTTCCGGAAATACTTGAGGCGGTTACAGTAACCGTTGTATTTGGCGCAGAGTACGCCGCACTGACCACCGCGGTTGCGGTAGTAATGTCATCATCAAATATAACCGTCATAGCAGCCGGGAAAGCCGCGGTTACATCGCCAGCAATTACAAAAGTACTGGTTGTATTTGATACTAATGTAAATGGTGAGTAGCCAGGTAAAATATTTACAGTAAGCGGACCACTACCAACACCAAAAGTAGTTCCTGTTGTAAATACTTCTAAACCATATTGGTTACCAACAAATACATAGTTAACACCATTAAACGAATTGGTGATCATGCCACGTGGTACGCCAGTAAACGTTGCAAACAGTTCACGATACCCGCCCATTTTTTTAGGGGTGCCACGTTGAAAACGGCACCATTCTCCGTCACTAAACTCACGTGATTCAAATATTGTGCCGTCTCGTTTTATACCGGGTTGAACGCCCAGCGTGTAAACCAGATTATACTGCTCTGGTAAACTATTTTCTCCAGCCATTAGAACGTCCCACCACCAATTAATCCTGCGTTAAATGTTGCAACCGTGGAAACTTGGGGATCTAATGTATTGGTATTATCCATTTCTAACATTAATGTTGAATTTGCGGATAAACCTAAAATACCAACACCTGGCAAAAACATACCAGTATTGGTATCATTAAGGAATGAATACGAAGGAGTTGCGGCAGTTCCGTCTACTGCAAAGAATGTAGTGTTAGAAGTTTGACTTATAACATACAAAAAGTTTCCGTCACTTAATACAATGGCCACAACACCGTCAACTATACTGATAGGGGCTTGTATACTTCCGGATAGCTGAAACGTTATGTTGTAACCAGCTTGCCCGGTGTTGTTTGATAAAATATATAATTGGGTTGTTGCGGGTAATGTAACGTCTAAATCAAGAGCTCGTGTTCCAGATAACGCCACGTACGTTTGAATTATTGGAGCAAAAGCTACTAAACTAAATGTGTTAGGTATAATTGAATCTACGTCATACGTTGCAGAAGTAAATGTTACGTTAGATGCAATAGCCAAACCGACGGTAAAGAAATCACCTGTTGATTCTTGATACACAATAAAACCCGATTCTCCTGGGTTTACAGATAAATTTGCATTGCCATTAATTACTGATGTGCCTTGAGGCGTAAATGTTAATGTGCCTGTTCCGGCGTTTCTAAACCCAATAAACCATCCAGCGGTTAAACTAGCAGAAGTTGGTAACGTAATATTATCGTTCCCGGAAACCCAAAGAAATGTACTGGCTCTACTTGCGTCACTAATTGCCGGGGGAGCAGAAATTTCTACAACGTTTTGAGTGGCATTTAATTTACCAGTTAACGCAACTAAACCGTTTCCTGCCAATGACGCTGCATCCGCAGATGATGTACCGGTGCCAAACGTAACATTTTGCCATATACCAGCGGTAGTGGTATTGTCTGATAAATAGAAATATTTTGATTCACCCGGAGCTACAGACACTGATCCAGTGCCGTCAAAATCTTCTACAGTAAAAGTAAACGCACCAAAGTTACGAAGCAATATGTCTGTTCCGGTTGTGCCTTGGTTTCCTGCAGGTAACGATATTACTAAACTACCAACAGATGGTGTGGCATCAATAATACGAGCAGCTGGAACTTGCTGTGGATTAACAACCGCTGGCCAGAAGAGTTGTACATTAGCGCTAAAATTAAGCTCGTAGTACGATACGTCGGTTGGCTGTACGACTGTTCCGGTAAACGGTGATGTATATATTGGCATAGTTTATGGTTCCTGGACCGTAGTATTTCTGTCGATACGACGTAAGTTGTCTTCTTTTTTAAGCGCCGCAAGGGACTCTGTGTAGTATTGCTTCCAGACAGGTATTTTGTCTAAGGCCTTTAAATAGCCCTGGGCTTGCAATAAAGTTCCAAACAACATTGCCTGCGGGCATTCACGAGTAAATAAATTAGTTTGATTGCTGTCATCAAGCGGTTGAATTAAGCTGTAATAAATAATCTCAACCGGGTATTCTTGATCTGGTTTTGGAGCAAAATTCCAATTGTTGTAGTCATACTCACTATAGTATTTTGGCTGCCCATTAGCAGATTCAGACTGATACTGCGCAATGTAATCCTGTGAGCGCAACAAAACGGGAGCGCCGTTTACTTTCATAGACACCGTCTTACGCCACCTAGCTGGTTTATTTAAAACATCTTGGTCTGTTGCAAGACTAGTTTCAACCACTGTTAGTTGTAATAGTGTTTTTAATTCTGCCGCAATAGCTGCCTCGGCCAATCCAATTAGGCTGGGGATCTGTGCAACAAACCCGGCGTCGTCGCGTTCCATGTAACGCTGGACGTCCTCTACCAGGTTGGTGTAGGTCATTACGTATGCGCCGCTCATCGTGTATAGTAGCTATAGTTAGGTTGGAAATAGATTGGCGACTTGTCGCGCTCTTCTTGTGCCGCGTCGTATTCTAGTTTAACGGCTTGTTGTTCTAAATAACCAATTCTTTGCAAATCAATTTCTGGTAACTGTATTGCCAGTTTGTGTGACAGGCTGGCCTGAATAGATCCAATCCAACGGTTTGGTAGGTACAGTTCGTTTGTTAATGAACCAACGTCTGGCATTTGTGTCTCTATAATTAATTGAAACACTTGATAGTTATTGTTTGGTACGGGCCACAGGTACATGCGTGGCTCAATCAAACGGTCATACCAGTATTGTAATGAACGTTGGCTTGGAAATTGTTTGTTGGGGAGGTTCCAGTAGTCGTCACGGTTTAGTCGTGCCAATGGAATGACTTGCTGGCTCTGCGCAAACTGGATGGCACGCAACGAGAATGTTGCTAGTGTGTTTCGGTTCTTTAACCTAAAGTAATAAAATGGCTGGGTGGCGTTAATGCTAAAGTAGGCCCACTCACGGTCGGCCAATGTGGTGGATGGGAACGACTCCCACACCGTCCAGTTTGTTCCGTCGTTGCTGACCTCAAAGTCTAAGGTATAGGTTGCCGTTGTTCCTGGGCAGTACGCATTAAATCCAACGTAAAACAAACGTGTTTGGTTACTGTACGCCGCACCAAAAAAGTTATTACCTAATGAACTGGTTGCAAACAAATCGAGTGTGTCGTTTGCGTCTTGGTCAAACAGGTTAACTACGTTAGGGTTTGATGCTGGCAATAAGCCACTGTACGATGGGTTAGTGATGTATACCCAGTTTGCTTCGCGCACATCAATCGTGCTCTCTGGCAACGAAACCCACTGTGCGTTTGTTGGCGCGCCGATGACTTTATTTTCTAACAGCCACAGGTTAACACCACGGTTAGACAGGTTCTGTAAAATATAGTACAGCGCCTGTTTACCAGCGTCAATATACTCGGGCGTGATTTCTTCTGCCGTCTTACCAGCATCACGATACGCGTACGAGATCAACTGATCTACGTTGATCTTGGTCTGGTTAGTTGTACCAGAATATGACATAAATTAACGTCCTCTGCCGGATGCGCGTTTACTTACTTGTTGTGGAAGATTTGGCTTTGCTTTGCCAGCTTTAATAAATTCCTTGGCAACCTTTTTAGGAATGCCAAGGGTTGACTTACCCGCTGCCGCAGCGTACATAGCTTTCTGTTGTTGTTTAGATTCTATCGGCATATTAAGGTCTATATCTGTCTAAAGCATCAGAAAAACTTGGCATACTTAAAGGCCCCATTTTTTTGCCTATGTTTTTGCGAGATTCAGCGCCACGTCTAAATGACGCAGCTTGCTCTTCAGGAGTTGCTGTAAAGAAACGTTTGCCAACAGATTGTGGTTTTCCCGAACGTCTTGGCAACGCTGCAGATCCTTCAGGGAATACACCTTGTCCTCTAGCCATTTCATTTAAACGTGCTGTGTCTGTTGAACTAATGCTTGGAGCTGCAGGAGCTGCAGCAGGACGGCGAACAGGAGCTTTAACTGGTGCAGTCGGAGTCATCTTATTAATTGGCGTATATAAATCGCCATACTCATTACGCTGCATGGTTGATGGTGCGCCAGTTTCGTCACGCAAAGTGCTGTCCATTGGTGCTGGTGCTGGTGCTGGTGCTGGTGCTGGTGCAACAGTTTGACCCACATCGCGGTTGTCCATAGCTGGATTAGCGTTTGGAATGTAACCTTGTTTTTGTGGGATTGCCCTACGCATACGAGCCATGATAAATGGGTCGGTGCGATCAGCACCACCTAAATATGCTTCTTCTTCAGCAGTCAAAGGACCAGTAGAACCGCCAGTGTTAAACTTCTTAATCTTGCCGCCTTTTTTCTTGGCAACAGCTTCACGTTCTGCATCAGATACGGCACCTTGTCCTTTTAACGCAGACTTGGCAGCACTAATACCTTTGGTAATCATTTTTCCAGCAGCCCGAACAGGCTTCATAATCATTTCGCGGTCTTGGGTGTTTTCCTCAAGGGCAATATCATCAACCAATTTTTGTGGATCTTTTACTGCTTTACCATTGCTATACTTTTTTACTTTACCACCCTTTTTAAAAAACTTAGGGTTGTTCATTACATCTTTAGATGCAGCGCTTGGAGCGGCTGCTTTTTTGGGTTTAGTCTGTTTAACTTTTTTAATGTCGTCTTTATCACCGGCGTCTTTCTTCATTTCGATAGCGCCGCCGGCTTTATACTTTTTTACTGTACCAACCTCTTTCTTCATCCGCCCACCTTTTTTGAGCTTGGATAGATTGGTCTTTTCTCCCTCGTGGGATTGTTTGTCGTGCATAGCTAATGCTTTCTTGACAACCTTCTTGTCTTGGGCAATATCTTTGCTCATTTCTTTGGACTCGGAATGACCGCCTTTTTTCATTTTGCCGCCGTAGGCCATGGCTTTAACTGAGCCGCCTTCTTTAAAACATTGCATCTTGGGGAGTGATTTAAAGCCTTCCATTTTGTATTTCCTCGAGGTTTATTGTTGAATAGGGTGATCAGCCCTTATATCTACTAATGCAAAAATACAGGGGTTTACGCCCCTGCTAAGAACAATGTGCGCTCTATTTGACGGCGCTTTTTAAGTACTGGTGGGGTGCTCCAGTTAAGGAAGGCATCCCCCGCCTTGTGTACATTACCTTCGTTTAAGTGTTTAACTACCTCAGAACGCATAATGTTGTTAGGTCCAATGTTGTGGCACAGGCTCATTAAAGCGTCAATTTGATGCCTTCTAGGAATAGTGTTTAAAGCCGATTCCAGGGCCGTAGAGCACTTTTCTAGGTCACGGTGTAGGATACCCATTACCTCGGCTTCAGAAAGCTCTTTGTGAAGCAAATGGGTGTCTTTTTGGCGAATTAAATGCCCCACCCCAGTCGTCCAGTAACCGCCAGCATCCTGATAGGCGCGGTAGCGCTTTCCTTCAAAGTGTTCGATTAGCTCAACGGTTGAGTCTGCAACCCATTGGAATGGGGTATGGGCTATAGCCCATTTAGCCAGGGGATCATGGAAGCACATTCCCCAAACAAGCGCAATCGCGCAGGCGTACACCGCCAACTGATGTCGTAGCATAACGTCTCCTTAATTTAGACTAATTGTACGGTCTTGTGCCGTTTTTGTCAATAATTAAGGCCTGACGCCTTGGTTGTTGTTCTTTGGTGTTTGGCACGCTGATATGCGTCCAGGAGCCAAACTCTTCAATGATCTGGTCAAATGGTATTCCTCCATCGATGCAGGCCTGTACGACCTGTTTGGGTGTCATGCCTGGGACTCTGATGTCGGCGGCACAACCCAGCCTATGCTGGCTGGAATCTCGGCTTCCAACAGAATCATTCACGGGTTTAGATCTGAACGCAGAGTTTACAAGAATCGGCTTGTTTAGTAGCGATCTGACTTGTTCTAATAACTCTGCGGTGCGTACTAGGTTAGCCGTCTCGGTAGCGTTGGGCGTGTTGTCTAGCCCCTTGCGCTGTGCCACCTCAGATG